CATCTGCACCCTAGTCAAGTAATGGGGCAAGGGGGTCGAATGACCATACCTCCGCAAGCATTCTCAGTAAGCCAATTAGGTAGGGCTTTGCAAAGAACCACAGATGTTGGAGTGGCTAGGCAGGGTTTGTTTAGAGAGGAACACCCTAATTCTAACAGGGAGTTTTACAGTCTGCATAATCAACACTTTGTCGGTTCCGACACCGCACTTGCTGAGAAGATGAAGGAGATGTCCCTTCCATTAATGCAACAACATGGTTCAGGTATCTTCGGAACAATGGGTCTTGGTGACAAAACTGCCAATTCTCTTGCAAGAGGCAATGTCCAACAGTTAGCCGCCGCCGCTAATTATGCACTCATGCATGGTGATGGTAGGGTTCATCCATCTTCAAAGACAATCTCTCCCCCTGTATTCAATTCAGGCAATACAGATGCTTGGGGTCACAACATGATGGCGAGCCTTGCATGGAAACCGAATAGAGGAAACCCTACTTTCGATCTCAAGCAAGAGCCATTCTCAATCCTCCAAAGAACCGCGCACGAGGGGTTAGTGAGGGGTGTTGATCCTGCTTTTGATAGATCACCAATCACAAGCAAGACCCGTGAGATTCATGCATTGTCGCCCGGTGTCGCAGGATTCCCCTCTCTGACATCCGACCTACACAAGTCAGATGACGATTATGAGCCAACGGGGATATTCAATTCACTCATCGAACCTGCTCATGTTATACGAGACTTGGATGATATGGACACACTCAAAGGATTTAGTGGTGATTGGGTGGTGCAGAAGAAACCAAAGGGCAAGCACGTTCTTGTGAAAAAGAAGGGCAAGAGCGTAGAACCCGGTAGCCTCCCATCAAAGGTCAAGAAATCCCTCAAAGACTCCATCAATGGGGATGTCATATTGGATGGTTATGTCGAGGATGATGTACTGACTGTGGTGGATCTGCTATTACACAAAGGAACGGACATGAGTGTCGAGCCGTTGTCTGATAGGGTGAATACCCTTCGCACCTTGTACGAAACCACCGAGAATGTCCATTTCCCATCTCCAAACTCTTGTGTCTCCACAGATGAAACTGGTTTGGTTAAGACCATTGCAAACATGGATAGGAGTGATTTGTTGATCAGAGATGCAACTTCGACATTTATGAAAGGCAAGGAGATCCACCCCAAATGGGTGTTGTATCCTCAAGATGACATATCAAAATCGAAAATACTCCCTCCTTTGCCTGAGATTAGCATAAGGGGTTCAGAGGTCATATTGCAGTATCCCACTATATTTGAACCAGTGATTGTCAAAACCGCAAAGGATGAAGACGGAATATATGTCGATACCTATGATGGTCTGCCATATCTAATCAAACAAGCCGAATCACAATTCTCTCTATGGAGTCCTGTTGCGGCACTCTTCGTGAACGAAGGTGATACATTGTTCCATGTGGACTCATACAACCCCTATGGTCTGAAGAAAGGTTCCGTGGACAAAGCACCGGAAGTGGTGACGGATGAAGAGGAAGATGAGAAAGCAAGCATATCCACAATTATGCGCCACGCTCGCAGGGCAATCACAGAGGCCGAAGAGTCGTTGAAAGAAAAGAAATTACTATCTCATGTCAAGGAATTGACACCAAAGATGCTTGAACTATACGCAGGAGAGTATGGTCTTGAGCAGACTGAGACAGGTGAATGGACTGTGAATGAGGCTATTGATGACGATATAGCGGAGAAATTCGCATTCCCTCGTATGAACAGGGCATCGGCAGATGGTGGGGCATGGTCGGGAATGCAAGCAGACATCACTGCACCCATGGGGCCAACTGAGATCACAGATGAGGAAAACACCACCTTCGGCAACCCAAAGCAGGATGAGAAGCCGGAGAAAAACATGGAAGAGATGTTCAAGCCATTATCCATGACTGTCACAACTGATGATGGAGATGCAGTGCTTCAGGTCAAAGAAGGAAAAGCAATTCTCAGATACCCCAAAGAAAAAGACCATGCAGAACACGAAAGTGAGGTACTGCCTACCATTCGTGATGACAAAGCCCTGTGAGGGCTGTTAGCCCTGTCATGTTGTTATTCATATACCATTGTTATATGTTGGCTCATCAATGGCAACCGCAATTGCAGGATTCAGTGCTATCGGAGAAACGTCCGATAAGTGGATCATCAAGGAGTCGAGGGGTGACGACCTATTTGTTGCGGGCTACGCAAGTGTGGACATGGTGGACAAGCAGGGTGACAGGATTCCCACAGATGCGCTAGGGAAGGCTTTTGACAAGTTTATGACGAACAAGGCTTTCAGAAACGTACAACTAGCCCACAGTGGGATACAGGTCGGAGAGGTTGTCGATTCATACAAAGATTCACAGGGTCGCGTGTGGAAGTCCGAGGTTGATAATCACGGTCTTTTCGTCGTATGCAGAATACGAAGCGACATTCAGAAGGCACGAGAAGTGCAAAAGCAGGTGCGAGATGGAGATCTTCGCGCCTTTTCAATAGGGGGCCAAGCCCTGTTCCGCGTGAGTAAGCACACGCCTGAGCATGGCAACCACCGTGAGATTACCGACCTTGAGTTGCATGAGATAACCCTTTGTAAGAAGGGCATCAACCCGGAGGCTCGGTACACAATCCTCAAAATGGATGATGAAAAGGAAGTAAATAAAATGACTGACGATAACGCATTGGAAGAAATAAAGGAGAGCCTGACGGGAATACTGAAGGCTCTTGATAAGAATGAAGAGAAGGAAGAGAAGTCCGAAGAGAAGTCAGATGACGAATCTGTGGACAAGTCTGAAGAGAGTGCAGTGGCATACATTGACACTCTTGAGAAGTTCGCTCACGAGCAGGGTGTGAACCTTGACGGACTTCGACAGCACTTCGGTCTTGAGAAGGCATACTTGCAGGAAGGCAAGGGTGGCTACTCACACAGGGGCATGGGAGACATGGCTGGTGCAGGAGAATCTGCAACCGAGGTCACATACCCGTCCCTACCCTCCCCCGGCGGCAACAAGTACGTCATCAAGCAACCCGGCGTTTCCAACATGGCATACAACACGCCAAAGGGAAACAGCAACGTCATCAAGGGTGGCGAGATCACTTCGGACGGACTTGAGAGAGGCTACCGAGCATACGCTGGTCTTCGTGACGAAGAGGCACTAAAGTCACTTGTCAAGTCAGACTGGGAGGCTCGCTACGACGCAGAGACAGCCCGCGCACTTGAGGTTCAGAAGCAAAGCGACTACTCAGGACAGATCGCTACCCTAAAGGCCGAGATAGAGAACCTACGAACGACCAACACTGAGATTCAGAAGTCGGCAGTAGCAGTTCCAACATCAGACATCAGAATCCCCACGCACGAAGAGTTTGCCGCAATGGGCAACGACATCGACGCTTGGAGAGCCACCGAGGATCTAGCAAGGAGGGCTTTGAGGGGCGAGTGAAATCGTTTTTCGGGTGACAATAGGAGATAGGAAGTGAAAAATATGAGTGGATCAAGAGGATACATACGAACGATTGAAGACATGGAGAGGCTATACTATGGTGCGGGTGCAGGTGCAAACGCATGGGCCTACTCCGGCACGGACTTGCTCAAGGCGGATTCCCCGCTTGCAAGCGGTACGACTGGAACTTACCAAGCGATCTTTGGACGCAAGGTGTGGTCGCAACTGAACCAAGAGTTCAATGCTTTCAGCATCATGCCCAAGAAGCCTTGGGAGAAGAGTGGATGGAGGGTAGTCACTGACAAGCCCGACATCAACAAGGGCGGCGGTGTTGCTGAGAACGGAACACTACCGGAGACTAGCAAGCCCACCTTTGCAGAAGTCAGCACCAAGCCACGAACTGTGGCTCACACCTTCGATCTGACTGAGACAGCAATGTTCCTAGCAGACAAGGATGACGGTCTTGGAGATGCAAGAGCAGTAATGAAGATGGAGATGGCAAAGCACCACGCCGAACACATCAACAATATGCTACTTGAGGATGTGGACACCGTGGCAGACAACGATTTCCAGTCACTAGACAGGGCAATGTCGTCTTCCTTCACCGAGTCAGCAACCGACTTCGTGAGTGCAATCGGCGACCACGATATGTACAACATCACGAGGAACGGTGCAGGTGCAGGATCACAACAGTGGTACGATGCTAACTGTGACGCAGGGGCCGCAGGTGCGGCTCGCGCACTCAGCCTGAACATCATGGACGGAATGTTCCGAAGCGTGTGGGAGAAGGGAGGACAGCCAAAGGTTATCCTAACTGGCTACGACACTCTTGAGAAGATCCAGCAACTCCTACAACCACAGCAGAGGTTCACCGAGATGAAGAGAGTAGTTCCCGGTGTGAACGGAGTCAAGGGTGTTCCCGGTATGGAAGCAGGATTCGTCGTGGCAACCTACAACGGCGTTCCACTGATTCCTTCTAAGGACGTTCACGCTGAAAGCGGCGAACTATCGAGGATGTACTTCATGGACACGGACTATATGTACTTCTGCACAGCCAAGCCGACTCTATACCACGAGTCCGGTATCGAGACTGGCGACCCATTCGGGATCAACAGACTAGGGCAGATGGGAATGTTTCACACGATGGGTGAACTATGGCAACTATTCTTCAGGGCGCAC